CCTCGCCCACGCACACTATATTCCCGGCGACGATTGCCTAACCCGTCCGAGAGTTGAAGTTGGTTCATCACAGCCTGATTGAATTCAAACGGCTGCATCGTGGAATTTAACATTTCACGAAACGCCACTTCCTTCGTGGCAAATTCTTCAGGATTTTGACTAAACGGCTTGAGGTCCATGAACGTCGGTCCAAAATCATATTCATTGGCCGCATGGTCGTTGTCCATGAAACTGTAGGCGACAAACGGAATGTTGACCTTACGACAAAATAACGCAAGAATCAAAATCTGCTCGGTGGCACCAATAATGCTCTGCTCCATCGACGAGGAGCGATCCAGCAACAAGACCAACCCATGTGACTTGCCTTTATGCACGATCATGAGCTTCTTGAAAATGTTATCCTCGGTGCGATAACTGGCTAACTTTGTAATATCGATATCACCCGACTCAGACTGCCTGGAATTCTTGTAAGACTTGGCGGCTTTCTTCATTTCAAATTCTTTCGCCAAGAGCCCGATATAATCATCGTTCTTCTTGTGAAAGTTTCCCAACAGCGTTTTCCCCTTGACTCGTTGTGACTGATAGAAGTCAGAAATCCCTTTGTTGACAATCGCTACAGGAGTCACACAATGCTTCAAATTCGGGGTCGGAATCGTCAAGTAGAGCGAGCGAACATCCTTCCGTTCTACCAGGTCTTCTTCATGCTCACGAAACTCCTCGTCGGTACTGGCCTTAGGAACAAAGTCTTCGTCTGTATCGCCATCTCGTTCGGCATCCCCGCCTGAGGTGCCTGCTTCCTGGTCTTCTTCGTCGGGTGTGCTCTCCTTATCATCCGATTCATCCGATTCAGAGGTTTCCCCACCACCCTCTTCTCCTGCGTCCTCGTCTTCCCCTTTATCCTCGTCCGAATCCTCACCTTCCTCTGTGTCGGCATCGTCATCCTGGTCAGTTTCAGAATCGGGTTCAAACCCGTCTTCATCTTCGTCTTCGTCTCCTGTGCCTTCACCTTCAGAATCGTGCTCCTCGTCTTCGCCTTCCTCGTCTTCCGATTCAGGCTCGCCCGATTCGTCTTTCTTCTTCTGTTCTTCTTCTGCCTTCTTCCGTTCTTCCTCTTTCTTTTTCTTTTCTTCTGCGGCTTTCTTCTTCTTTTCTTCCTGCCCCTCTTTTTGCTCTGCCTTACTGTAGGCATAGAGTTTCTTCGTCAGCACCACCACATCGTCCCAGGTTTCCAGTGCCAACATCGCATCATAGAATGGTTGCTCTTTGGCATTGAATGTGATATGCAGCAATGAACCGACTTTCGCGGAGAGATTGAGTTTATCGATCAAGTAGAGATCATTGAATTTGGAACGGCCATGCAAGCCAAAGAAATCCCGCGCCATCAAGTCTTTGTAGCCTCGTGCCATAGGACCGCGCAATCCAGGGTATTGACGCTTGACGAGTTTTTCGATTCGCGCATCCTCAATGACGTTGAGGAAATGTCTGAATGACTTCTGTGATTTTTTGGATGCCTTGACTTCACCGCCTGCATAGACGATGGAATCATGCCATCCCTCAAGAGGGGTGTTGAGCGCATGAGAAATCTCATGACCCATGAGGAGATCGTACAGGTCGCCGCCCATGTCCTTCCAGAGAGGACAAATCAGCCGACGATTTTTGAGATCGAATTTGGCAGTCTTCGCGGTGCTGCGATGTTCGACTTTGAGATTCTCGCTTGCCATCAAACGAGCCAACATACTTTTTGATTCGACTGTATACATCTTAGCTCCAAAGAGTGTGTGAGGTGTTTTCCGTGGTCGGCGCTTGCACTACGCTATGACGATTTGAGAGACGCAAGACTGCATCCCAAAAGGCAGAATTGAAGGTTTTGCCCTTCGTGGTATAATTGACCCACACATAACGGCGACCATAGCGGGTTCCTGCTTCCGCAATGACCCGACCCGTGACATTTCCCATGCCGTACTGTGAGGTATGACCGACAAACGACCCGACTTTGACTGCCTGATTAGTGTTTTTCATACTATAAGTCTATCATATTGGCAGGAAATGTCAAGTCTGTGCTAAGTGGTTGATTTTATTGAGAAGAGGGAAAATTGGCAGAATTGGGGGTGCATCAGGAGTCACCCAGGACACGGATCGACGGTCCTGGGCCGTTTGTGGCGGTTTTAGAGTACCTTATTCAGGCTTCTTGTAGATGAAAATGGGCTCGTATTTGAGCCAGATGCCATTGTCCATACAAAAATTCTTGGTTTTGGGCAACCCGGTATCCTCATGGATTCGGTGGCTTCCAGGCATTTGTGCCAGTGCCATCTTGACGGTCTCGACATATTGCATTCCTGCGGCATCCAGGTACTTACGAGAATCCTGTTCTAATGGCAGCAAGACGCCACCGAAATCCGCATCAGCGATATTCCAGGCCAGGTAGCCTCCGGGTCTGAGCCATTCAATCGCCGTCTTGAGTGTTTCAAACAGAAAGCCATCACGCCAGCCATCATACTGAGCAAATTTGAGATAGGATTGTTCCTTGTCCTCAGAGTAGGCTTCCTTGGCGAAGTAGGGAGGACTGGTGAACACCAAACTGAGTTTGCCTTTGAAGCGTTTGAAGAGAGGATCGAATTGCATATCCTCTGATCCTTTTTGCCAGAAGTGTGTGGTCGTGTGTTCCAATTCCCACATGCCGCCTTTACGGACATGGTTCCGATAGAAGTCGGCAATCTCGTGGTACTTGGTGCGCCCAGGAGTCGTGTTGTGATCGGTGTTGGGATCGTTGCCCAGATAGACCAAGTGCCGGGAATCTTCGACGGCCATGGCACCGAGCAATCGCCCACCCCAACCCGCCGACGGGTCCCACACATAGATATGCTTCTCCTGCTTCCAGGGTTCCGTATACTTCTCATAGATGTACTTGGCGACCACAGGGGGAAAGTTGACCGCGTACTGGCAGAAACTCACCCGGAAACATTTCAATCCCAGGGGGAACAGTTTTTGCCCCTTCTCAAAAATGCGAATCTGATAATTCTCAGCCTTCTCCCAATCCACATTCGTCATGCAGTTGTTTGGAATGGTGTCTCCAAGTTGTTCGATATCGTTCCTGGACAGACTGAGATACTTGACGGTCTTGAGTTCTTCTTTGTAGCCTGTGTACGCTTCGTCGCGTGTGGTAGGACTGAGCCAGTAGTCCCAGTTTCCACGGTTACGGAAATTCTCCGCTTCAAAGGCTACGACCCACTCGGACCCTGTCGCCGCCACAGGCAGGATATTGTAGTAGGCGTTGTCTAAGGCTTCCAAGGACCGCGAGTAATTATAGAAACTATCCCGCTTGAAATGCCGGGTCGCATATAAGACAAACGTATCGAGGAGATCGGGGCGAGCAAAGTAATCATAGATCGACTTCCCCAACGCAGGGTCTTTGGAATAGTTGATCTTCGTTTTCATCATCGTCGGGAAAAATTGGTTGACCGCATTCCCTATATTGGTGGTGCTACGGAAGACGTTCTTTTCGCCGGTGTGTTCATCGACCTTCTCAAACGTATTGACACAGAGGCTTTCGAGTTTCTGAAATTGCTCGATGATTTCTGATTCATCGAATCCCATACGAGGGGGTTGGTTCTTATCATCCCATAGTTGGACGACCGTGGTACGGAGATCAATGACCCACTGACGAAACTCGTCCTTGGTCATCCAGAGGATTTCCTCGAAGGTTTTGTTGACAGGCGATTCCATCAACTCACGATTACGCTCATAAAACCATTGGCTCATGGGGTCACCACCGTATGAATTTGAATGTAAGAGAGTGCTCGTTTGGGCTGTACATACACATCAGTCACGAGACTGTTCTGATCGATCAACTCTGGTGAATTGTTGCTTTCATCACAGACTACTCTATAATCCTGGATCGCCCTGTTGCGTTTGGCGAATTCTAGGTACTCTGACAACGATTGATGGACGCTGCGCCGGGTGAAATTATCATTGACTTCACCGATGTAGTGCTGTAGGTGTTGTTCGATGCTGTGGACCATGTGACGGGTATTGATGAAGTCCATGTTGGAGAATGGACGCATCGAGGTCGTCGGCACCGCGGCGCGGGGTACCGCGGCTTGGGTAGACTTAGGAAGAAATAGAGTGGGTGCTGTGACGGCGACTGCGACCACACCCAGGATGGATTTAAGAAAGTTTCGTCGATTCATAGTATGCTTCACCTTTGGAATTGTAGACGTTCACAGGGATACCGTGTTTCTTGGCTTGTGCAATCATATTGCCCGTGCCTTTTGACGCGGTAATATCATCATGGAAGGCGAGCACCATATCAGGTTTGCCTTCTTTGAGCATTTGCGTGTTACGAATGGGGCCCGCGGCTCTGCCATACTTTTCCCAATTGGCAGGGAAACGTAGGACAGGTATACCGAAATACTCCGCGGCATCGGCTGCGAGCAAATCAGCCCCGCGAGCTTCGCCTTCAATGACCACTTCAGTATTGAAATCAGCCATGATATCACAAATGACTTTGTAGTTGGACCAGTTTCGGTCCCCACAGAATAAAATTCGCATCGTGTATTATCTCATATTTTGGGAAGAATGTCAAGCGACATTCCAGATGAGGACTTTCTCAGGACGAGGGTGTGTCTGGTACCAGTCCACCATCGGCCGCCAGCACTTCGCATCGTATGTCGGTGTACTAGGATAGGGTGGGGCATCGTTTTTCTTGACAGGCCGTTCAAATTTGTAGGGAGAACGGTGGAAAACAGACCGACCTCTTGCTCGTTCGTCCATCGTATGCCCGACCGACACCACATGCACCTCAGCATCGGGCCATGCTTGCTGTAGTCCACGGTTCAGACAGCCCGAAGAACCCACTGACCAGACATGATCGGGTATGAAGGGAATTTGGGTTTGAGCGACTAGGATAATTGAGGCAATGACAGACGGGTGTTCCAACCCAATTGGAAGGAGTGTTCGATTGGCAGGATCAAGTTCCTGGTACTCTCTGGCTCTCGCTTTAGTCACATTCAACATACCATCAGGAATCCAGTGATAGATAGAACCCAATTCAATTCCGCGCCTTTGAAAATCGGTGTAGTTTTCAGGTTCGCGGTGGGCCATAAAGAGATGCACAGACTTTCCATAGCGATGGGCCACTACAGGAAGACTGATTTGTGCAAATCCTGTAGCAGGACAGGCCCCGAAAACAATTTCCTTCTCTGGCATGGTTCTGACAAGATAATCCACAAACCTGGCTTTTGACCCATATCCAAGCAGATCATCACGGACAACTAAAAATCCTTCATGCTCATGAATCTGGATGGGTGGATTTGGGTCCACCCATCCAGATTGTTTGATTGCCTCCTCAATCATGATTATGATGTTTTTTGTGTAAGGTCTACCGAAGCCGTGGCACCTGAACGGTAACTAGCCAAGGAAGAGGTCACCGCGGCATACTTCACGAAGACACCGTTGGCTGTAGGATCATATTGCATGGTGGAAAAGGAAGAAACCCCATAGGTTGATCCAGCGGCAAACGCATCGATATTGGCACCC